CCGTCGATTGCGCGATGGTGGCGTTGTACATCGGTCGCGGCATGTTCGCCGCCTGGCCGGTCGAAAGCGCATAGAGGCGCACGAGATTCTGCACCTCCTGCGAGCGGACGCCGACCGCCACGTTGCCGCCGTAGTTCTGATCGACGATCTGCTGGATCTGCCCGAGGATCTGGCGGTTCGAAATGTCGATGCCGTAAACCTGCTTGATCTGCGCCCGGATCTTCTCCTGCTCCGTCTGCACGAACATGCGCACGGCCCCGGCGATGAGCCCGACGCCAGCGCCAACCGCCGCGCCGATCAGCGTGCCCACGCCCGGAAGGAAAGACCCGATCGCCGCCCCGGCAAGCGCGCCGCCGGCCACATCCATTCCCATGCCAAGGAAGCCGCCGCGCTGAAGCCCGGAGGCCATCAGCCCGCCTCCAGCGCCCATCAGTAGCCCTTGCCCGTATCCCATGCCTAATTGATTGCCAAGGCCCAATCCTGCCAACGCGCCGCCGGCCACAGTGACAGGCACGGCGCGCTTCTGAAGCCCCTGACTCAGGAGCATCATGCCCGCCATGCTGGCGAGCGCCCCGACGCCCTTCGAGCCCAGCACCGTGCCGACTGTAGTGCCGCCTGAAGTGGTCGCGCCGATGCCGAACAGGTCTTTCAGTTTGTCGAGACTGAGCCCGCCCTTGCCGCCGCCGATACCTAACAGTGGAGCGAGTGCGCCGAGCAGACCGGCGTGCTGCGCCTGCTGGACCTGCGTGGGCGTTGGCCTGGATACATCGGGAATGCTCCACTGCACGGGCAGTTGAAACAAAGGCGCTCCGAAGGTCGGCAACGCTACTGGCGGTTCGCCTATCTCGGCCACTGCGGGTGGCAGAATCAAACCCGACGGCGGATATTGGAACTGCGGCATCGGCCCCCACGATCCACTCGCGCCGCCGCCGCCGGATCGACCGCCCGCGCCAGCGAAGTCATCGGCCCCGCCAGTGTCCGCGCCGCCTTGCGACTGCGATAACAAGGCCGTGACCCGCTTCAGATAGGTCTTCGTTTCGTCCGGGATCGCGCCGCCTTTGGCCAGATACTTATCGAGGTTGCCCGGCCCCCAGTTGTAAGCCATGATCGCGAGCGGAACGTTGCCGCCGTAGTGCGCCAGCAGCCGCTTGAGTTGTTGCGCCCCGCCCATTGCGCTCTGCCCCGGATCGAATGGATTCGTTACGCCCCAGTCCTGCTGAGTCGCGGGCATCAATTGGAACAAGCCCGCCGCGCCTTTGCGCGAAGTCAGGCTGGGGTCCATGTGCGATTCGGTCTGCGCGACTGCCCGCAGCAGCGATTCCGGCACGCCCGTCGCTACGCTCGCCCGCGTGATGGCGCTCGAAACGTCGCCGCGCGTGTCCATCCGGTCGGCTTCGCCCTGCGAACTCACTTCAGCGTTTGTCCCGGCAAACTTATCCACCGCGAGAGCGAACCGGATCGTCGCGTCGTTGTATGCGCTCGCCGTAATCATCAGCCGGTTGGCGCCCTCCTCAAGCGGCTTGACCACGCTATCGCTCGTGGCGGGGTTGTACTGCTCCGGTGGAGGCCCCGGCGGACGCGGAGCCATGCCGTGCTGAAGCAGTTGCGAGAGGATGCCACTGCCTCGCGTGATGCCGCCCTCGGGATAGCCGTAGCCCGCCGCCGCCGTCGCCAGGCCAGCCGCGGATGAACTGAAGAGATCCTTCGCCTGGTCGAGCACCAGTTTCTTGAACACGTCGGCCATCGCCTTGCCGGGGTTCTTGTTGGTGATCGCATCGAAGATTTGGTCGAACACGCTTTTGAAGGACTCGAAGATGCGCTTCTGGTCCTCGATGATGGCGTCGTTGACTTTCTTCCAACCCTGCAAGCGGTATTGCTGCTCTTCGTCAATGGCTTTCTGCGTGTTAGCTTTTTTCTTCAGATCCGCGTCGGCTGTGAGCCGGTCGATAGCGCCCTGTACGTCCAGGCCCAGGGCTGTGAGTTCTTCGCGGTGATCGTTCAGCGCTTTCACCTGATCGGCCAACTGTTTCTTGATGGCGTCGTTTTCCACCGCCGCCACCTTCCCCGCCGACTCGATTCGGAGGTCTGTGATCCGGTCGATGGCCGCGACCTTCTTGTGAAGGTCTTGCGCGTCCATCGCCTCGATGTAATCGATCTGCGCCTGGTAGGAACTCTTGACGTGCTCCGTCTCGGCTTTGGTCGCTTCCTCGCGCAGCTTCTGCGTCTCTTTGATCTGCGCCGACAACACCTCTACCGCCCCGGCGTCCTTCAGCGCCTGCCGCACCTGCTCCTTCTGCGGGTCGCTCAAAAGGCCGAGTTGCTTCGGGTCGGCGAGGGTGGCATTCAACTGCTGAAGCAGTTCCGTGTATTTGATCTGCACGGCCTCGACCGGCGACGCGAGCGAGTTCATCAGAACCTTATTCGCCTCCGCGGCGAACTTCTGCATTTCGGGCAGCGCCTTCTCGTTGAACAACTTCATCTTGTCGGCGATCACGTCGCCGACTGCGATTCCCGCGCCTGCGTCCTTGTTGAACTGCGCGAAGAACTGCTTCCCCTCGTCGGTGAGGCCGGCGAAAATGCCTTTGATTTTGTCGCCGATCTTGTCTACGAACCCCTGGAACGCCGGAATCAGTTTATAAGCCGCGACGCCGATAGCGCCGATGGCGACCGCTATCGCCGCCAACTCCGGGTTCATCACAGCAAGTTCGACAATGAACGTCGCCAGCGTCTTCACGAAGCTCGCCAGCGGCCCGGCGAGATTCACCACGATGCCGAGCGCGACGCCGAACGCCGTCAGCGCCGCAGCTCCGGCCGCGAGGTTGACAATCAATTCCTTTGTGGGTTCGGGCAGCTTCGAGAGCATATCGAGGAAGCCCATGAAGGTCGAAACAATCGCGCCGATCTCTTCGCCGAGTTTGTTCAGCGCCTTGCCAAACCCGTCCTCGCTGAACATCTGCTTCTTCAGCCTGTCCCACGCATCGCCGAGAACCTTCATCTGCTGCGAGAAGTCGAAAATCTGTTTGCCGAACCCTGCGGCTGGCTTCATCGCGTCGAGCGTGACGCGCACCATTTGCAGCGGATCGATCAACCCCAGTTGAATCGCTGCCCTCGCGCCCTCCACGTCGACCGGATGGCCGAGAGTCTTCGAGAGTTCCGCCGCCAGTTGCCGCAACACCGGAATGCCCTCGGCGGGCAGCTTCCGCATCACGTCCATCGCGCCCACGAAATCCTTGGTCATCATGCGGCCGAACAGAGTGATGATGCTGTTCACGTCCTCCATCCCGTTGCCCATGCGGGCAACCTGATCGGTGACGGTCTTCAGGATGGAAGGAATGTTCTTTGCCGCAAACCCGAACCCCAGCATCTGGCGCGCGGTTTCTTCGAGGTCTTTCATCTTGAAAGGGCTCGTCGCGGCGACGGCGGCAACGTCGTCAAAGAGTTTCTTGGCGTCCTCCATGCTACCGGTGAACGACGCCATTGCGAGCTGCGCGCGGTTGAGTTCCGTCGCGGTTTGCAGCCAGCCGCTCGCCATGCGGGCGATTCCCAACCCGGCGAGCGCGGCGGTCATCTGCTGGAATTCTTTATTGACCTGATTGATGGTGATACCGACGGACTGAATGCTCTTGGTCGCTGCGGCGGAACTCTTTTGGGCCGTGGGGCCGGTCTGCGCGAGCGCTTGGTTCAGCGCGTTGACATTGGCCTGCGCGCCTTGCGAGTTGTAATCGACCTGGATGTAAATGTTGTTAGCGGCCATGCCGATTTTTCCAGAACTGCTGCTGCCACTTCAGTTGCTCGCCTTTAAACTTTTCCTCGGTGTAGCGGTTGCGCTCCTCGGCGAGCAGTCGCAATAACAAGAACTCCGGGTAGGGGATCTCGCTCAGGCTCACCGTCACTCCAGCCTGCAATGCGAAGTCGAGATCGATGGCCTGTGACACCCTCTGCCCGACTGCGGAGGCGAGAATCGCGTCGAGGCGCGCGAGCGGACAGTCCTCGCAGCGCGGCGAGTTCGCATCGGCGAACGGATCCGCCTGCAGGTTGTCGGGGCACTCGCCGGGGCCGGGGCACAACAGGTCGCGCCGCATCATGCGGTGGAAGATGAGGCGCGGCGATGGCTCCTCCGGCCACCCGCCCCGGCCCGCTAAAAACTTGCTTCGTCATTCTTGGGCGTCGCCTCCTGCTCGATGGCCTGAATCACCGCGCGAATCGCCGCGTCCTTGTGAATATTCGGCACCGCCCCGGCGTATCCCTCGACGCTCGCCTGGCACTTGTCCCAAAGCGACACCGCGGCCTCGAGGCTGGTGATGATCTGTTGCCGGTTGTATTGCAGGTTCAGCAGCCGCGAGGTCTTCTGTAACGCGCGGATCTGATCCATCGTGGGAATCCGCAGCACATGCTTGACGCCGCCCGCCATCGTATCGAGTTCCACCTCGGCGTCGTCGGCGCGGAGATCCACTCCCATGACCTCGGCGCGCTGGATCACATTGATGATGCTCGACGCCTCGGCCGGCGTGAGCGGCGGCGCTCCGTTGAACTTGATGGCGTCGTAGAGCTTCGCGTCGCCCTCGGCGGTGTCGATCTCGGGCTCGCTCGTCCCGCGCCCCCATTGCCGTTGAAAGATCTTGCGCCGCTTGCGCTGCGCGCTCCACTCCTCGTCGGTAGGCCACCGGACGGTTATATCGGCCTTGCCCTGCGAGGTGCGAAGGCCGATGGTGATTGTCGCCGTAGTGTCGAACATGCTTTATCCCCTCACCGCATGGGTTACCGCTGCGGCATTGTTACAGTAGTAGTACTTATGTTGAAATTCATACTTTTCGTAACGGCTGCGGTCGCTGTGGTGATCGCATGGGCCCTGCCTTGGCCGCAGACTAAGAGCCGCCCCGCTATCGCCTCGGCCCTGCCCTCGTCGAGCGCTCCTGGCGCCTGCTATGAGGCGCAAAGGTACATTAAAAATGCCCTGAAAGCCCCGGCGAGCGCCGCATTTTCGGAATGCGATACCCATGTGCTGAACGGCTCTCCGGTTGTCTATACCTCTGTCAATGCCGAGAACTCTTTCGGCGGACGCGATTGGGCTTACTTCATGTGTCCCGTGAAGGGCGGGCAGGTTCAGTGCATCGAAACGGACGCCGATCATAAGACAACCCTCCGCGTGTTCTAGAGCCCCAAAATTCCGTCCTGGCTCGTTGTCGCCTTCAGCGTGATAATTGGCGAGGCGTCGGTCGGCTGCAGGAACGTCACCGCGCACTGCACGGTCACGATGTTGTTGTCGTCGCCGTTCACCACGCTCTGCATCCGGGTGCGCGGCCCGCTGATCGTAAATCCGTGGAAATTCGAGGCGTCGATGGCCGCGCCTTTCACCCCGAAACTGACCGGCCCCTCGGTCTGGTTAATCAGCGCGTTGTATTCGGGCGAGCCCTTCTGTGCGCGGGCCACGAAACTCAGCATGAACTCGCGGATGCCATACTCCATGCGCCCGCGCACCGCGTAGCCGTTTTGCGTGCCTGAGCCCGGATAAAGGCCGGTGTCGAGCCGCACGTTGTTGTTCCAGCGGAACTCGAGCGAGATGAAGCTCTCGGCGAGCACGTAGTCGATTCCCTGGATGTTGATGAAGGCGCCCGCCGCATTCAGGAAGTGTTCCGCCGTGACTGCGGGCAGCGGAGTCAGGCCGGGCGCTTGCACGCGCCCCGATCCGGGCAGCGTGCATGTGACGCGGCAGTTCGCCCGGCCTGGTCCGCTCGACATGGTGAGCGTCCAGTCGCCCACCACGAGCCCGATCAACGCCCGGTCGACGATGGAGTTCGGTTCGGCGCGGATCAGCTCGTCCCACGTGAAGCACGGCAGGTTGATGCAGGTAACCGCGGGATCGTTCGGGATGGCGGTATAACTCCAGCCGGTGCCCGCCGCCGCCTTCGTGGCGTCGCCGGTGGTGAAGCAGAACAGCCACGCCATGAACTCGCTTGAGACATACTTCTCCAGCGCGACGCTCGCGTCCTGATAGGACGGGAAAACCTGCGACGGGAATTCGTTGCCCTTGCCGATATCGAGCGCGTTGGTTTCGTTGACCGGCGTCACCGTGGAGAGCGCGGGGTTGACCTTCGTCAAACTCCACATCTGCGGGATCGTGTTGGGCGTCGCTACGTCGGTCTGCGCGACATAGCCGAACGCTATCTGCGT